AAGACCCCCTTAGCGGGCGAACTTGAGTCCGCCCAAGCCGCTGCTAATCTCCAAGAAATTGAGCGTCTCCACAAACGTATAGAGATTGTATGTATAGTTAGCAAGGTACGGAATCGGCTCAACATCTACATCCAACTCTAAACGGTCAATACGACTTGTATTTAGCGTGCCGCTAGGCTGCTCAACCGATGAACCGTTCAAAGAGAAACTGTATACATTCAGCGGCCACATCTCGTACTGTGTAGCCTCTCCTAATGCACCATTTGCTGCCCCATTACCTTGCATATAACGGTACGGTACATACTGCTTGAAATAATTGTTGTCCTGGCTATCGAACAAAGCATTACCGTTGGCTAGGATAAACGTATTGAGCAATATATCCCGCTGAATGCCCGCAAGATTGATACCCGTACGACCGATCGGAGCGTTTAGTGCACCTGGATACGGCGTCGGAGAAAAATACGGTATAATGCCCAATGATGCAGCATTTGTACAGACCGAATTGGGGTACGTCCAATATGGGCTCGGCGTCACAAATGGACGCTCTGTTCCCAGTGTATACATCCAGTTTGTGAGATTTGTACTCTGATTGCGATATGTAAGTGCATCACTGCGGCGGGCAAAATATACAAGACGTGTTGCTATATTATGTACATCCAGTCTATACGTGTTTCGGGTTGTTATACCGTAAAAGGTAAAGTTCTGTACCTGTCGGACATTATAGCGTAGAGTCTTGCTTGTAAACATCAGTCGCACATCGTCTTGTAGAAACGTATAGGTCCCCTCTAGTGTAGCATCTAGAGGCCAACCGTCCAACAGCGGAACGGCACCCGAAATATCCGTCAGGAAATACTTCATTGCGCCGCTAATATCAGACACATTACCGCCGTATAAATTGGTCATATTCAATGGGATATTTCCGTAGAGTTGCTGATTCCAAATCTGGGTATATAAGTCAGTTGATGTACCGTCGGGCAAATAGTTCGGCGCAAGCGTCTGAACTCCAGGGCGTACCCGTGCTCCTGACAAATCGAGAATAGTATATAAGTCGCGAATAGGGCGTAACTGAATCGTCACTTCAGAATCGTGGAACTGCAGGGCTACCAGGGGCAGACCGTTCTCTGGAAAATCGCTAAACCATAGACCAAGAGGAATACGTAGAATACGACCAGGAATAGACGCTGAATTATTTTGCGTTGGAAACGGATTTGTCGGTTTGCCACGCCAGCTGATAACGTTCGGATACCCCTGCCCCGCTGGAACCGACGGATCCGCATAAATGCCATTTGCAGGGTCAAAACATTCTGGCACATCGCCGACCATCACACGCCATTTTGAGTAAGTACCATTTTCTAGGTCAAGTAAGGCACGAGCACTGATCCAATCACTGTTAAACTGCTGTATTATCTGACCGCCAATTGTAAATGTAACTGTTTCAATCATACGAACACCGATTTGACGTACCCATGCAAACTCGTAGGCGCGATCTACGGTGACCTCCTGATTTCCATTGGCATCTAGAATTGGATTTCCGTATTGATCTACTGCGGGTCTTAAGTACGCCTTGCTGAAAATATCGGGTAAGTTAATTCGTAGTACTAAATCGCTCAGAAGGTCGCCTTGACGAGGTATTTTTGCCTTAAGTAGAATCGGTGCATCAGGCAGTAGAAGATTCGGACCATCTAGTGTAATCTGAATCGGCTCCTGGGAAAAATGCGTATAGCGTTCAAACGACTTATAAAAATAAGTTGTCTGTGGATTTCCATTAATAATAATATTCTCATTTCCGTAACAAACTAATGACAGTAAGCCGCCCGGCATATCTAATCGGGTAGGGATTATTCCTAAGCACTAAAAGACGCACACTTACTTAGAGGATTATGTCGGTGAATGTTTCTACGAATCTCATTGCCAGCAATAATATAGGATTTACTCCATCTGTTTCAGCTGTTAGCATTCTAGTTGGGGTTATTGTTGTAGTATTGCTTTGTGTCGGGGCAGCGGTCGCATTCAATTCTTATAAACTACATGAAAGTCCATGGTGGTCTGATCGGGCTAAAGCGAACAATGTCTTTTGGGACTGGCTTTCCGCTTTCAGAAGCTCTCCGTCCTTTGGGCAATATGGTAGTTTGAGAGAAGTTCCCAGCGGACTTCAACTCTCTGCACCAGTTCCCGTTATACCCAGCCCCGTGGAACAAATAGCGTCCCCTTCGCCTCCGCCAGTCGCCTGGTGTTTTGTCGGCGAAGACCTCACCGGTCGTTATTGCGTGAAAGTCCCCTCGGCGGAGTCGTGCGACCGTACCCGTGTATTTAACTCCCAGCAAGACTGCGAATTAAACAACGGAAATGCAATGCCTGCTGGTGTGGTTTCCCCGCACGATGGACGGAAAATGACGCCATTAAGCTCTGGATTACTTACACCGTGATTGCGGGAATTAATGTAGAATAAACATCACCTATATAACTAGGAAGACCATGAGTTTTAGTCTTGCGAAGTACTTTTTCCAACGTGCCGTTGCTAAAATTACGGATGATAAAGACATGATGCGTGAATTAAGCGACGAACGTAAAGCCGAAAAACGGGAACGTAATCAGGAACTAAAAGATAAACAAAGGGCACGCAAAGAAATCCAAAAAGAGAAGAAAAAACAAAATGGCGAGGCTGTAGCTAAAGTTGTAAAACCTGAGGATTTGGAGGGCAGCCGTTGCTTCGGTGATCCTATTCAACTCAATACTAAAAATTTCTTTTCATCCGATGTGTTCAATAAGTATTATAACAGAATCATTGCAGATTCTCAGAAAGCTGATGATCTCGATTATATTTTTGTATCTCTTGATGAAGCAAAAGCCAAATGCCAAAAATCATCTACATTTGCTCCAACAAAGTGTACCGGAATCCTAAGTTATAATAAAACAGAGGAGTTCCATGCAAATGTTATTACAGGAAAAAAAGGTTACGTATCCAAAAGGGAACGTTTTACGCACCCGCTCGAAGATCCGCGTACGGCAAAGCGTGGACTTCTAAGCAAGCGTAAAACTAGACAAGTAACACGATATTTAGTATACGATGAGGACCCTAAATTATTAAGTACAGTCAAACCGAATACAAATGCTGCCAGATTCGCAGCAATGAATCCTACATTTATCCCTGCACCTGCATGTGCTGCTCTTGCTGCTGCTGCCGCTGCTGGTCCTCCCAAACCGACTATGTGTTTTACGACTACAATTCAACTCGGTCCGACAAATTTCTTCAAGAGTGAGGCGTTTGATAAATGGTTTAAAATGGTTCAAACTGTAGTCGGTGGAGCAAAAGATGTATATATATTTGATACAGTTGAGTTAGCAAAAGCAAAATGTCAGACAATCCGAGATTGTAAAGGAATTATAATTATAAAAGACGCTGGTAGTAGCGGAAAACTCCATTATCTTGTTTATACAGGTGATACAACATTAGTAAATACAGTTCCAAATGGTTCAGCCACAAAACAGTACGCATCTCTGAATCCTCAATTTATTCCCGCTATTTCCTGTAAGGCTCTTGCAGATGCCGAAGAGCGTAAAACATTCAGCGTAAAACGGATGTTTAGGCGTGCGTTTGGCGTAACAATGAATATATTACACATCTTTTTGTTTATTGCCCTTGGCGTCTTTGGTGCGTCTCTTGCGACAAACCTTAACGTATACCGTGGATGGCCTTACCGACTATTATACGCCATATACGGCTTTGTCTTCTTCTTTGTTGTAATACCGTACGTACTGTTGTGGCGTTGGTTATATCAGAAGAAACGCCCACGCTTCTACGCCCTTATCCCCCTTATCGGCTCGCCCATTGAAAACAATCTACTTGCAACTCTCCTCAGCTGGTTCACATTTGAACCGGATGACGAAATGGAATTTTTAGACGGATGCCGTGCCTAAGTACTACTTGCCACCGTAGTGCTTGTACGCTAAATAGCCGCCAACTCCTAACCCAATCCCTGCTACCAAATATAGCAATGATTGTGTATTGAAATATGAACCCTGTTGTGCAGCAGCAGCGTCCGTAAAGGAGAACTTCGGTAACACCGACAGTCCTACAATAAAAAAGATAAACTCGCGCCACGAAATTTCACGCTTTCCAAGTTGTTTATTAATTGTATTATGCATATTAAACAGCCATCGTATAAGTTTCTGCTTATCTCCTACAACCTCACTGGTTAATGGAGAGGTCTTGAGATTCTCCTTATAATGTTCCTTACATATCGGGCACGGTATCATAAATTGTAGCGACTCAAAGAAGTTGACGACCGCCTTTTGTTCCTCCTCCGTCGGAAACGACGGATATCCTATTGTTACAATATGCATCGTTGTCCAGAAAATAGTACCCCATACTGCCGGACCCATTCCAATAGGTGGAAAATTATCTGCCTGGGCTGGTGGTGCGCCTTTCATATTCTCAGGCAATTCAAGGGACATTCTCCTGTATTCTAATATTTTAGCGGGTTTGATTATCCGAAAAAAGTTGGAGCACCTATCTAA